TGTGACAAGTTAAAAACTTTTTTTATGTGTGAAGAAAGGACGGCTGAAAGATGAATGAATCCAAGCTAAATAAAATCAGAAGTGAACTCATCGAACAGTTAGAGCTGAAGCGTATTGCGACATCGTACTATCTTGATTTGGTCGATAGCTATATCGAGCTATGCAAATTGGAGATTGCGCTGCGTAAAGATATCGCTGACAGAGGTGTCTCCGTCAAATCAGAAACCAATGCCGGTAAGATCGTATACAAAAAGAATGACAGTGTGGGCTTACTGGTCAATGTGGTCAAACAGAAACAGGATACACTTTTGAAGATGGGAATTTCACCCGAAACTATAGTAACGGCAGATGATGTAGATGAACTCTAACGCATGTACAGAACTGCCTTTTTTTGTACGCAATTATTTTGCAAAAATGGACAAGCATCCGAATCGATACTGCCAGCCACAATGGCAATGGCGATATATTCTCGAGCACATTTTTAAGACAGAAACTCTGATAGTACATGAAGAACGTGCTCGAAAGTATTTCGGACTGGACAAGTACCTCGGATTCAGAGCGATGGAATGGGAAGAGTTCTGCCTCGGATGCCATCTATGCGTATACAAGACCGATGGTCAGCCTCGATGGACTACACTGTTCTGCATGTTAGGTCGTGGAAGTGGAAAAGATGGATGCATATCTCTTGAAGCGTTGAGCTTAATCAGCCCATACAATCCGGTCCGAGAGTATGACGTGGATATTTGTGCAAACAATGAGGACCAGTCACTCAGACCCGTCAAGGACCTTGTCGCTGCGATGAAAAACAACAAGACCAAGCTGTCCAAATGGTTCAAATGGAAAGTTGAAAGCGTGGAAGGATTAGACCGGCATTCTTTCGTCAAGGGTCATACGAACAACGCAAAAGGTAAGGATGGTTTACGTTCCGGATGCGTAATCTTTAACGAATACCATCAATACGAAAACACGGCAAACATCAACGTATTCACGACTGGCTTAGGAAAGAAGCCCGAACCAAGGCGTTCAATCTACACGACAAACGGCAACGTGGTAGACGGCCCACTGGATGACTTACTGAAAGACTGCCAAGCTATCCTCGATGGCAAGCGTGAAGACAGAGGGCTATTCCCCTTTATCTGCAGACTGGACTCAGCTGATGAAGTTGACGATCCCGAATGTTGGTACAAGGCGAGCCCATCACTCGAATACTTTCCGCATCTCATGACCGAAATCAAGAATGAATATACCGAATGGAAAGAGAACCCTGCACGACTTCCTGACTTCATGACCAAGAGGATGAACTGGCGAGTATCGATTGAAGAAGCTCCTGTTACTTCATGGGACAATATCGCAAGCACGGACAAACCTCTTGAAGTGCAGGATGGATGGGAATGTATCTGTGGAATCGACTTCTCCAAGACAACCGACTGGATGGCTGTCAATCTGCATTTCAAATATGGTGACAAGCGATACGATATCAATCATGCTTGGATTTGTATGCAGTCTCCTGAATTGCATCGAATTAAAGCCCCTTATGAAGAGTGGGCAAGGCGAGGACTAGTGACGCTTGTATACGAGCCCGAAATCAGCCCAGAGATTGCGACCGGTTATATTCAGACCATGATGCAAAAGTACAACATTAAACTGGTAGCGTGCGACTACTACCGATTTACGTTGTTGCGTTCGTATCTTGAAAAGATTGGATTCTCTTGGGACCTCAAAAACATTCGACTGGTACGACCATCGAACATTATGCGCACCTATCCGATAATTGATAGATGCTTTGCCAATCAATGGTTTTACTGGGGAGACCAGCCATGTTTAAGATGGGCAACTAACAACACAAAGCTTGTAAGAGCTAAAAAATCCAAAGTCGCAAAAGACGGAGAAAACGATATCGGAAACTTCATATTCGGAAAGATTGAGCCGAAGTCACGAAAGACAGACCCTTTCATGGCGCTGGTTCATTCAATGTGCTACGAATACGAGTTATCCGATATGGAAATATTAGACAACAGGGAATACATCCCTGTTTTTACTTTTTAAAGGAGTGATTAACCATGGGATTATTTGACTTTTTAAACAAGAAAATGAGTGAGCCAATCACTCCAGTGAAGGTTACGATCGGCGAGGATACGGTCAGCCTTTACGCAAACGAATTAGCGTTTTCAATGTGCGTGAACCTCATTTCGAACGCAGTTACAAAGTGCGAGGTGCTTACTTATCGAAACGGCAAGCGAGAAAAGTCCGATGAATGGTATCGGTGGAATGTATCACCGAATCCAAATCAGAACAGCAGTCAGTTCTTCAGTAAGCTGATTTATCGATTGTATAACGATGGCCATGCTTTGGTTGTTCCGATCAACAATAACCTGTATGTAGCTGACGGCTTTACGGTCAACGATTCGATGGGCTTATTACCTCATACATTCGAGCATATCCAAATCGGTTCATTCGCTTACGGTCCGAGATTGTCAGCCAGTGACGTTTATTACTTCGAGCTTCCTAACGATGAGCTCAAGGGCTTGCTCGATAACACCATGAATCTGTATGCATCCCTGTTAAGCGCTGCATACTCCAATTACATGGCAGCGAACGGAACAAAGGGCTTCCTTCACATTCATTCGGTCGCTGAGAACAGTCCGAAATTTAAAGATACGATTCAGAACCTGTTCAACGTTCAATTTAAGAACTTCTTCAATTCGAACAAAGCTGTCATGCCATTGTATGACGGCTATGAATGGGAAGATTACAAAGGCGGACCATCCAGTGCGAACGGTGTGAACGATACAAAAGGGCTGGTTCAATCGACCCTTGAAACGTATGCCCAAGCGATGGGCATCCCGAAATCCTTAATCACTGGCGAGGTACAGGATACATCAAAAGCCATCGACCAATTACTGACTTTATGCATCGACCCTTTGCTTGAAAATATCGCCGATGAAATCAATCGGAAAAACTACAGTAAACAAGACCTGTTAAACGGTACGAGAGTCCGTTTTAATACAAACGCTATGAAGCACATCGACCTGATTGACGTAGCGCAATCCATCGATAAGCTGATTAGCAGTGGATTTGCATGTATCAACGATTTACGAGAGTTATGCCATATGGATTTGATTGATGAACCATGGGCTAACGAGTTCTTCATGACAAAGAACTACTCGAAAATTGAGGACATTGTGAATTCCGTACAATTTGAACAGGTAGAAAGGAGGAACGAATGAATAGATGGTACCAGTTAGCTGTCGTTGATGATACCGCTGATTTATACATTTACGGCGACATCACTTCGATTAGATGGGAAGAGTCGGACGTAACTTCTTTCAATATGGCAGCCGAACTTGGCGCACTTAGAGGCATGCCGTTAAATGTGCACATTAACAGCTACGGCGGAGAATGTGCGGAAGGCATCGCAATTTATCAGCTCTTGAAAGACTACAAAGGCGAAGTCACGACCGTATGTGATGGATTCGCATGTTCGGCAGCAAGTGTGATTTTCATGGCAGGTGATAAGCGAATCATGCATCCAACCAGTCTGCTCATGATCCATAACGCATGGACAGTTACAGACGGCAATGCCGAAAAACTACGCAAGGAAGCCGACAAACTCGATATCGTAACAGAGCCATCCATCAAAGCATATGTTGAAGCGAGTCATTTAGAACGCGATGAAATCAAGGCAATGATGGATGCAGAAACATGGATTACCGCCGAAGAAGCGCTCGAATACGGATTTGCGACTGCAATCGTTGACGATAACGAAGCTAAACAGTCATTCAAGGATAGCGTAATTCTCGGGCTAGTCCGAAAAGTAAAAGAGCTGGAACGACCAGCAGAACAATCAAATATCGATGAAACTCCATCCTCAACAGGATGGTTTTTTCATAAATAGGCAACAGGAGGAAAATAGTATGCCATTAGAAATGAAAAATTTATCTCAGGTATCTACCGATATGATCAACGCTATGCGTGCAGAAGATACCGAAGCTTATCAGACAGCCTTTGAAAAGATGGCTGACGTAATCGCTCAGAATGTATTAGCAGAAGCTCGCCAGTCCAACGACACTGCAATCTTAGCTCAGAGAGGTGTTAGACAGTTAACTTCTGAAGAAAAGAAATTCTACGAAGCTTGGAGCGCAATCGTTGCGTCCGGTAACCCTAAACAGGCTTTAACCGGTGGAGAAGTAAGCTTCCCGCAGACCATTATCAATGCAGTATTTGATGATATTCGCGAATCTCATCCGTTACTTGCGGAGATTAATTTCCAGAATACTGGCGGAGCTCTTAGATATTTAATTTCCCGTTCCGGTCGCCCGACTGCCACATGGGGAGAGCTAACTGCTCAGATCACACAGGAGATTACCTTGGACATTCAGGAAGTCGATATGACTTTAAAAATGCTGTCTGCATTCATTCCTGTGTCTAAGGCAATCATTGACTTAGGTGCTGAATGGTTAGACCGTTATATCCGTTCTTTCTTAGCTGAAGCAATCGCTAACGGATTAGAGAACGCAATCATCAACGGATTAAATTCCACTTCTCCGATCGGTATGATCGCCGACCTGTCCACAGGTACAGTTGACCAGGACACTGGTGTAGTATCCTATACAGCAAAGACTGCTGTCGCAGTGACTGAATTATCACCGAAGACAATCGGCACTCAGCTGGCAACTTTGGCAGTAGGCCCTAATGGTCAGAGTAGACCAGTGTCTGATGTAATTCTGGTTTGTAACCCGGCAGACTACTTCTCAAAGGTTGCTCCTGCAACAATGGTATTAGCTTCTGACGGTGTGTATGTTGACAAAATGCCGTTTGGTGTAAAAGTCATCACTTCTCCGGCAGTAGCTTCCGGCAAGGCTGTATTAGGTTTAGCAAAGCGTTATTTCATGGGCATCGGCTTCTCCGGTTCCGCTGGAACGATCGAGTTCTCCGACCAGTACAAATTTGTAGAACACAAACGTTACTACAAGACTTATCTGTACGGTAACGGTATGCCTTCCGACAACAACTGCTTTGTATATCTGAATATTGCTAACTTAGGCGAGAAAGCAATCAAGACTAAAGCTGTTCAGTAGTAGTGAAAGAGGTGCGTCATGACCTCTGTAATTGAAATCGTTAAAACAAGTATTGGTAAATCGTATTTGGATGAGGACGGTACGAAACGACTTGAGGCTTTCATGTATCAGAGCATGGATTACCTGGACAAGATTGCAGGTCAAGAACTGGACTACTTGAATGACATGCTCGCACAGGAGCTCCTTGTCAATCGTGTACAGTACGGCATCAGTAACGCATTAGACGACTTTCAAAAGAACTATAGAGCCGAACTTATTGAACTCGGACTCAGAGGAATGGTGGACAATGCTCAAACCGAAACGGATGACGAGTGAGTCATTCGCAGATGGTCGTCTAACGCTTTTAAATGCATCAAACGGCGTAATTACGGGCGAGCGTGACAAATTGCCTTATGGTTATAAAACGGTCGGAATTAAGCGTTTTTACAACGCTCAAGTTGCCGGCAGTACCATCGAAGCACTTGTCTCGGTACCGTACAATACGAAAGCCAAACAGAAGGACCTTGTCGAACTGCTGGACTTTGAGACTGGTGAAAAGCTGATTTATCGCATTGATCACATTCAGATTAAGGATACCGCTCCAAGAAGCCTGTATCTAACCTTAATCAAGGACGGTGTATTGTATGACGATAACCGAGCTTAAAAGTATCTTAGAAGCGTATGGAATCCCATGCGCTTTTAGTCATTTCGATGAGGACCAAAGACCACCATATATCTGCTGGATATTCACGGCATCCGATAACGAATTCGCCGATGAAATGGTGTATAAATCCATCAAAACGGTACAGATTGAGTTCTACGTTCGACAGGATGTTCCGACAAACGTACTCAACTTTGAGGACTATCTGACAGACCACAAAGTCAGATGGCAACAAACAAGCAATCAGTGGCTTGACGAGGAAAAGGTCCATATGTTCACCTATCAGACTGAGGTGCTGAATGGTTAGAGCTGACAAGTTCAGCGAGGAAATGTCAAAGCTTCTTGCTGAGTATGGTGAACAAGTAACCGAAGCCATGAAAGAAGTCGTTCCAACGGTCGCAAAGAAAGCAACCGAAGAGGTACGATCACATGCTCCAACCGGACACAGGGGCAAGTACAAAAAAGCCATCGAATCCAAGAAAGCACACGAAACCAATACATCAATCAAATACGTTATACATGCCGGCGATCAAGCCGGTCTTTCTCATTTGCTGGAAAACGGTCACGCTAAAGTGAACGGCAAGGGTCGAACGAAATCGATACCTCATTTTAAGTACGGCGAGGCCTACGCAAAAGAGAACTTAATTCCCGAAATTGTTAAAAAAATAGGAGGGTAATACATGCCTACAAATACACCAACTGTAACATTCGGCTTGTCCAACGTTCACACTGCAGGGCTGACTATCAGCGGTTCGACATACACCTATGAAGCATGGGAAGCTTTACCAGGTGCCGTTAACTGCAGCGGTTCGGACAACTCGAATGAAGTCCGTGAATATGCGGACAATAAGACGTGGTATTTAGTATCTAAGACCACAGATGCTACAGTAACCTTAGAGATGGAACGAGTAACCGATGATTTCCTGATTGATTACTGTGGCTATGTTCGCTCCAAGACTGGCGGATTGTTAAAGACCACAAACAAAGCACGCAAGAAGTTTGCTTTGGGATTCCGTAACGAAACGGATGCAGACCATGAACTTCATGTATGGCCTGAATGCCAGGTAACAGGTTCCGTTCAAGTGGAACATGCTACAAACGAGGACGGAGTAACCATCAATCATGCGACCGTTACGATCACTGCCTTTGCCGTATCCATCTCCGATACAACCGATATCATCATGGACGATATCACGGCAGATGACAGCCGATTTGCTGGATTGTGGTCAACCGTATACGCTTTACCGGAAGAAGCTGCGTAAATTAAGGAGTGAGGTCAATGTTTAAAGTCGTAAAGATAGAAAATAAACAGATACCTTTGAAATGTGATGGGAGTACTGCAGTCAAGTACTCCCGTTTTTTTAATAGAAATTTAATCTCCGACTTTGCAGAATTGGCAAAGTTAGAGGACAAGGTTGTCGATTCGAACGTTCTCGAAATGCTTACGTGGACAATGGCAAAATCAGCCGATAACAATATCCCAGATTTAGAGGAATGGTTGTCTCAATTCGATAGTCCTATGAGTATTTACTACAGCGCTACAGATATCTTAGGCCTGTTACACAAATCGTTTCGAACCACAAAGCAACCTAAAAAAAAATAGACGATTTAGACGGCGAGGATTATCCCGATATCTTTTCAATGGCGGTCGCATGTTCGAGAATCGGTATCTCATACGGTGATGTGATGAATATGGACATTGGCGAAATCATTGATGTGATCATTACGTTCAATAACGCTATGGATGATGCTGAAAAGGAAACCAAACGAACACAGACACAGTCACGAAAGGCAAGACCGGGGGAATCCATCCGAACAATATTAGGAGGGTAATATGGCAAACAAAAATATTCGAGGTTTGACTGTTGAGATTGATGGTAATACCGTCAAGCTTCAAAGTGCCCTCAAAGATACAGAAAAATCCATCCGATCGGTAGAGTCTGACCTTAAATCTGTCAATCAGATGCTCAAGTTCGACCCTACCAATACGGATTTATTGCGACAAAAACAGGAGCTACTCGGAAAAGCAGTCGAGGAAAACAAAGACAAGCTTGAAACCTTGAAAAAAGCGCAACAGCAACTCAAGGATGCTGGTGTATCCGAGACATCATCCGAGTATATAGCTTTACAACAGGAAATTCAGAAAACCGAGACGCATACCAAGAGTCTACAGAAACAAATGTCGAGCCTTCCTGCATCGGTACAAGCTGCAGCGAAGGAGCTTGAAAAAGTCGGAAACAAATCTGTTGAACTCGGCACATCTCTAACCAAGAACGTAACTGCACCGATAGTCGCAGTCGGTACTGCATCGGTTGTCGCATTCAATGAAGTAGATGGCGCACTGGATATCTTGATCCAAAAGACAGGCGCAAGCGGTGAAGCATTGACTGATTTGGAAGATGTCACAAAAGACATTGCTTCAAGGGTACCGTCCGACTTTGATACGATTGCCAGTGCAGTCGGTGAAGTTAATACTAGATTTCATTTAACAGGCGATGAGCTTAATCAGGTATCCGAACAGTTTGTTAAATTCGCAAAACTGAACAATACGGACGTATCGACTGCAATTGACCAAACACAGAAATCATTGTCAGCCTTTGGGTTAAGTGCCGATCAAGCCAGTCACGTATTAGACGTGATGAATGCAGTCGGTCAAGCTACCGGTGTAAGTGTTGACCAGCTATCGAGTGGCTTAATCCAAAACGCTACGGCTTTCCAAGAGATGGGCTTATCCATTGACCAAAGTATCGCTTTGATGGGTCAGATGGAAATCTCTGGCGCTGATATCAGTACCGTTATGACCGGCTTGAGAAAAGCGCTCAAGAGTGCCACTGCTGATGGCAAGGACATGAATACAGCTCTTATGGAGCTTGAGGATTCTATCCTTAATGGCGCCGATGGTGTGGACGGTCTGACAAAGAGTTATGAACTATTTGGACGTAACGGCGATCAAGTCTACAATGCCATCAAAAACGGCAGTCTATCATTCCAAGACTTAGCAGACATGGCAGTCGAAGCCGATGGTTCTGTGTCTGAAACGTTCCTCAATATGCAGGACGGTGGCGACCAGTTAACGCTTGTCATGCAGAACTTGAAGATGGCAGGTGCCGAACTTGGAAATGAAATCATGGAGGCATTAGCTCCGATTCTTCAAGAACTGGTAACCATCATCAAGTCGGTAACAGAATGGTTCAGCGGATTATCAGACGGTCAGAAGCAGACCATTCTCACAATACTTGCCGTAATCGCTGCAATTGGACCTGCACTGGTGGCATTCGGAAAAGTTGCGACCGGAATATCCGCAATCATGAAGACTGCTGAAATGCTAAAGGGATTCATAGATTTAAGTATGTTAGGACCTGCGGGTATTATCATGCTTGTTATAGGCGCGTTAGTACTCTTATATACCAAATGTGAATGGTTTAGAGATGGAGTGAACGCTATCGTTCAAGCTGTAGTTGACTTCTTTAAGACTTCTATGGACTGGATCGTGAACTTCTTTACGGTAACACTACCGAATGTATTCAACAGTGTAATCAGTTTTATCTCGAACAATTGGCAAGGCTTGCTATTATTAATCGTCAATCCTTTTGTCGGAGCGTTCAAACTACTCTACGACAACTGTGATGGATTCCGTAATTTCATCAACAATCTTGTTAATGATGTGATTGGATTCTTTACGCAATTACCAAACAAGGCACTAACTTGGGGCAAGGATATGATTGATAATTTCATCAATGGAATCAATGAAAAGGTCGGAAAACTTTGGAATTCAATAAAGGATATCGGCAAGGGGATCGCCGATTTCCTCGGATTCTCGGTACCTGAAAAAGGACCGTTATCGGATGCAGATACATGGATGCCTGACATGATGGATTTACTCACAAATGGAGTCGAAAGCCAGAAAGGCAAGCTACTTTCTGCTATGAAAGAGCTCGCCAGTGAAATGAGCGCACCGATGATGAACTCAGAAGTCACTCGGACATTAACGGCATCGAATACGATCGCCATGGACGTATCCATGCAAGCCGTACTGGATGGCAGACAGGTAGCGAATTCTGTCGAAAATAGAATTACGAAAAAGATTAATAGCAGAAATGCTTTTAAAGGAGCGTGAGGACTATGTACTGGTTTAGTTTAGATAACGAACGATGCGACCGTAAGGGTATCATCGTTGACAAGCGTACTGGCGAATCTGCTCCGACCCGTAAAGTACAAACGGCATCGTCTAACTATACAGACGGTGCCTTTGTTACTCAATTTGACACCTTTGAGACAGTCGAAAAATCATTCGATTGCAATTTTGTCGAAGAGAATCATAACCAGTGGCATGAGCATTGGCGAGCAGTCAAAAGATGGCTTTTGAAAGACCACGACAAGCTCAGATATTCGGATGACCCTGGAATCTATCGAAAGATACTCAATACCACGTTGTCAGCATCTGAAAGGGAAGTACAGGAAACCGGTAACTTCACAGTGACGTTCCTACTTGAACCATACGAGTATTACGACAAAGGCGCTCATCCTTTGAATGTCAAAGATGTACAATATAACATCTACAATATCAGTCATCCGACATATATCATCACAGGAACGAACAAGACTGTATTGACCGTTAATGGTAAGGCTTTTACCGTATGGGCACAGAACCGTACCTGTTATATCGATACAGACCTCAGACTGGTATACGATGCAAATAAGAACAAGCTTTCATCGGAAGGCGATTTCACGGATTTGTATCTACTGGAAGGCAAGAATACCATCAGCTTTTCAAGCGGTAATCTGAAAGTCGTACCGAACTGGAGGAGCTTATGATTGAGATTTACCAGTGGAATGAAAGAACATTCAGTTCAAACGGCTATCCGCTGGAATGTATCGAATTAACGCTGCGAGAATCCATCAATGGGGTATGGTCTGTAGAGGGAAGTGTGCCAGAGGAAAGCAAAGTATTGATCAATGACCAATCCGTCATCAAAGCACCTACGCCGAACGGTCTGCAATTGTTCCGTATCAGTCATATTGAAAAGGCTGACTATGGATGTACCTTTGTAGCGTATCCATTAGCTATGGACTTAGCGAATATCATCGTTCGAGACAGGCGACCGACAAATGCCACAGGACAACAGGCACTCAATACCTTGCTACAAGGTACGGACTTCACAGGGGAATCCGATATATCCGATACATCAACGGCATACTGGGAAATGCACAATATCATTGAATGCATCAATGGTGACATTGATCAATCGTTTGTCAATCGATGGGGCGGCGAGATTGCATTTGATAACTATAAGGTGGTTATCAATAACCGAATCGGTGAAGATAACGGCATGCGCATCGAGATGGGATTCAATCTGTCAGAGATATCTGAAACCATCGATTCATCCAGTCTGATTACTCGGATAATCCCAAAGGCATACAACGGTCGATACATGACCAATAATGGATACATCAATTCGGAGTATATTTGGAACTATGCAGATATACACGAGTCCGTCATTGAATTTAATGACATAAAGCTCGCAGAAGACGCACAAGACGGCGATTATGAGGACGAGAGTATATTAATCTGTCAGACACAGGAAGAGCTGAATACGGCACTTTCTGAACGTGCTGAGGCATACTTTAACGATACCGAATGCGACCGTCCAGTTATCAATTATCAATGCTCTATCATTGATTTAGCTCAGACGAAAAAGTATAAGGATTTCGCTCATTTGGTCAGTTTAAACCTTGGCGATACGGTCAGAGTCCATCATAAAGGATTGAACATCGACCATACGGCAAGAGTGATTTCGATTGAATACGACTGTCTGGCGCAGATGTATACCAACCTTGAAATCGGACAATTCAGTCCGACATATTTCGAAAAACAGAGCGATTTATCTCGAACACTTGAAAAAGTAGTTGATACCAGTACAGGGTCTGTCATGGCTGAGACTATCAAAGGCGTTATCAATCTGATGGATACGCAGATGGTCGCACAGAAATCGAACGCAAAACGTACGGAAGTGCGTGCGATCCTGTTCGAGGACACAGATGAAGATTCGGAAACGTTCGGAGCGCTCTGTATTGGTACTCAAGGAATTCAGATAGCGCAGAAGCGAATCAACAATGAATGGCAATGGGGTACGGCAATCAACTTTGAAGCCATCAATGCTGACTATATCATTACCGGTGTACTTGCAGATAGGTCCGGTAACTTCTTCTTGAACATGAACACGGGCGAGCTTGTGATGGGCGATGGTCTATTCAAAGGCAATATCACTACGAACAAGGATGCCAAGGTCGGACGATGGCTATACCTTGACTATGATGGCAATATCGATACATCGACCTTTGCAAATTATTCAAGGATTACTTTGGGTCACGACAAGAATACCGATCCCATGCCTTTTGTGGGATTCGCAAAAAATAACAATGGAACAGAATCTATTGTACTTGCTACTTCAAACGGCCAGAATGGTCCTTTGATGAGTATCACAAAAGGTCAATCAAGTACGGCATTGATACAGTCTAGCAACGGTGGTACTGGTATCGGAGTAATTGATAACCAGGTACAAATCAACAATGCTGATGCCGTATTTATCAATACAGCTGATTTAGTTATAAACGGAAAGACCGGGTTAACCGGAACTTTTTCTAATGTCACAGGATTCAAAGTTCAAAATGGCTTGGTCTATTCTGTGACTGGACAGAGGGATGCATGATATGGAACAGAGTAAATTTAATCAGCTCATGGAGCACACAAAGGCATTTACTGATGTAAATCCACATTTTATAACCTCATTAACGTGCGACCAAGCCATACAGTACGAGTCCCGAGTCATCAGTCTGATGGATTGGCCCGGCATTGAAAAAGAAAAAGACAAGCTCGAAAGGCTTGTCGAACATTTGAAAGAGTATCCTTCAGATTTTCCGTTTGGGGATGCTCTTTTAATTTACCGCATGGGAGGCGGTGACGCATGAGAGCCGGTCAGACGCTCAGAGCTTCCGATGGTCATGAGGTCGCACTCTTTCCCATGACCATGATGTACGTTTGGCAAGGGTGGGGTCCTAACGCATGGACTCACTGTTGCTCGTACTCGCTTGACCTTACAAGTGGACCGTCACCAGTAACCACACCTGTATACGCCCCTGCTACCTGCATATTAGTCGCAGCGACAAATCTCGCTTTACAGTGGCATACTGTTAATCCTGTATGGACTCCTTCAGGACTTAAATATTTATCCTGGACAACCGTCCACCATGACACACAGGTCCACGCAGTGGGTACGACAGTCCAGCAAGGTCAGCTCATGACTTATACCGGCAATAACATGGCTGGAGGGGTCAATCACTGTCACATCGATTTTGGTGAAGGACAGGGACAAGGCTTGTATCCTGCCTGTATATGCCCGGGTGGTCAAGCCTACGCCATGACCAATGCCATTGTTCCAGAGAAGGCGGTATATGTAAACGATACAAGGATCATGTCATCTTTTGGGCTTAACTGGCAGGAATGGCGAGGCCCACAAGGATTCAATTTAGAACTTAAGAACGGATTAGTTATCCGAGCATGGAGGTAAATACACATGCAAATTATTGATATTTCTTTATCTTCGCAATCCACAACTCCCATCATCAATGCTGTCCAGTATGACAGTGCTCGAGAGTGTGGATTTTTTGTTGAGGAAGATATTTCTGACTTCGATACCGTCACTGCAAAGTTCACTGTATCAACTGGTCGAGTCGCACCGGTAACGTGCACGATTGACGACCATTTAGTCAGCTTTATCTTGCCTTTAAATTTAACTAGACAGTTTGGACTGTTTAACGCGGTCATTCAATTCTTCAATGCGAATTCTGATACAGCAGTACATACATTCCCGTTCAAGATTGACGTTCGTGAGAATCCATCAAAGGATGGAGATACGTATGAAAGAGCTTATCAGGATATGGTTTCCGAGAATGAAAGAGCTGAGACAAATAACACACAGATGGAAAGCTATATCAGTGCATATGGCACGATTACTCCATCGCAATTGACAAGCTTGCTTTCTGATTTACAGAACATTTGGGCGCAATTCGATGGTCAGGACATGACCACGATCGGAAATAGATTGACTGCTATGGAAAGCGGTCTGTCAACTGCTCAAGGCGATATCGATTCGCTTGAGACTACAGTCGGAAATCATACGACTTCTATTGGTAATCTGAATACAGATGTCAGTGGATTGACTACTCGAATGACTACGGCTGAGGGTAAAGTATCAACACTTGAAGGACTGGCGGATAATGCAGTCTATCATGACTAAGGAGGTGTGATGATGGCTTTAAAATCAAAAAACGGAAATCTTTTATCACAGCCTCAAATCGGCATAACGCAACCAACTGCAGACGCTACTTATGTATCCGACTGTAACAGCGCAACCTATCCAAATGTCGAATATTACACTAATATGTCGACCCAGAATAAACCTGTCAATAATGTATCGACTTGGCAGGTATGGGCGCATCTTGTCAACCAGAATTCTGTGGTGCAATTCGCAACGTCAAAGAGCACAAACAGCGCTTTATACATGCGCCAATACAACGGCACTTGGGGAGAGTGGGTAGTAGTTACTCGACCATTGGACGTGTATCCTGTCGGTTCGATTTATCAGTCGAACAGTTCGACCAATCCGGCGACATACTTCGGAGGTACTTGGACGCAAATCAGTTCTGTAGATACCTGTACGCTTGTCGGTAGAAAAGTAGTAACACCTACAAGCCGTATGTATGCAGAACTGTTCACACTCGCACAAGTGCAGACTATGCTTCATGATGAATTCGGAATCGATACGGCAGACATTACGGATATGAATGTATTTGTTGATTGCTCAGCTAACTACTGGGGAATTTCTAACCACGCAGTCTTGAGTACATTCTATGACCAGTCGAACACGACCTACTTCGCATACTTCAGTGGTACAACCTCAGTAAATCAAGATGTTAGATACGTAATTTCGTATAACCGAGAAATGTATAAATTTGTGAGGGTAGCATAATGGAAACTAGACAAATACACGTTCGAGATTTGAGTACCGTAACAGGTATTCAACAGTTTGAGCATGAGGTACAATCGATATATTTCTTAGGATTAGAGGACTTTGTCGGTACGATCTACTTAAGTATCGAGTCCGATGACTATTCGAATGAAGCGATTCCTTTGACAAGTAATACTTTCATCGTTGGTCAGCCGATGACGATATACAATACTACCTACACCTGTCAGATTTATGGCGTGCTTAATGACGGTGAAAAGATTCAATTGTCCAAACGATTCAGATTGATTGTAGACAAATCAAATACTATTCAAGGTGAAAGCTCTGAATATCCGATTGATCCGAATTTTACGAATGGAATTATCGAATTCATGAACGAGCAGAAAGAACAGGCTCAATCCGAAATCGAAGCCACAGGTGAAGCTGTTAAAGCTAGCATTCCGAGTGATTATACGGAGCTTGAAAGTAGAGTAGATGAAGCTGAACAGGAACTTGGAATTGAACCATCGTACACAATTCCACCTAAATTTTTAGAAGCAAATTATGCAAACGCAAGTGGCACGAGAAAGTTCAAATATGAGAATGGTGTTTTGGATATAATGCTCAAACAAAACACCGTTGGAGATGTCGGCAACAACGAACTACCGTATAGCGTATTTTATTCAGGGGCTGTAATTGATGGTTTGTGTTATCAAATACAGGACAAAGCATATATAACGCTTGATTACATTAATTCATATGCAGAAGCTTCCGATTTAGCGTTATTGATGAGATATTACAAAAGTGATTTATCATCATCATTCAAAGCTGTCAGATTACCTATTCCATCAGGAACGGGAAGCATTGTATTTGATTTAGTTGAATCTGCAAGAAACGCAAATTTTAATGTCGCAGATTATCCGAAAGTGGTAATAAGAGCATTAAGCTATTATGCTCATACTGCCGAAGAAGCGGAAAGCGCAGAATTCTTTATAAAAGGGTTTTCAAACGAAACGCTAACATTATCGGAACGCATGGCAATCAACGAGTCAGAGATTTCCGAGCTAAATTCCAAAGTTGATGCGTTTAGTCATTATGAATCGTCATCTGTAATTGGGAATCCATTCCGATTTAAACCGTATTATGGGCATTTGTTTATAAATACGGTTGGAGATACGGCAGAGAATACCTATGTTCCATCCCAGTCTTTGTACGATATTGAAGTTTGTAAGAGATTAGGATTTGATGTAATCGAAGTTAATACACATATCTTGACAGATGGCACATCTTTGGCAACACATGGTGTATCGAATAAATTCGGTCAAGAATTTACTTGTGCGGTTGGAAGTGCCTATACAGAAGCGGATATTCAGAACACAGATATAGCTAGCGTATCAATGGATTGGGTAAGAACCAATGTTCGGTACAAGGCAAAGTATGCCAAAACGAGAACTGTTCCGCCTACACTTGAGGAGTTTCTTATTGCATGTCGTGAAAACAATATGATTCCACTAATCAATTACAAATCAATTGACCAAATTGAAATTGCTAATGGAATTATGGGAAAAGATAACTACATCATGTATGGCATGAGCAATGCAGGAAGAGCGTTGACAAATTGCTATTCAGCGAATTTTTCAAATTTAACGACAAAAGAAGCGATATTGAATGCCGTTGATAATTTAGGATTGCCGTGCATAATCGGTGTAACTCATTACGACAATTTCACATTATCTGAATGGAAAGATATTGTTGAAGAAGTGCATGCAAAAGGAGCATTGATGGCGTTCGCATACATGACCGAACCACAAGCTCACGAACTATTCAAAGTGGGATTTGATTGTGGTGCGTCACAGTATGCACTCAACTCTACAAACAGCGGTAATTTATTAAATTTATCAGCAGATGCAGGATTCAGCGAATATACGGTATCGGATGGAATCGAATCCGATGCACAAGTTACACTGGCGCAGAATGGTACGATTTCATATGCCCATGGAAATGCCTATCCGTTGATTGGCATGTGGTTAGATATAACATTTGTCGGAAGTATTTCTGTAAAGCTTGGAAGATTTATATCGCATGATAACAGCGTATTTACATCTGACAAACCAATGACCATACATTTAAGCACTTACGCATTAAATTCAGCGCCAAATTTTGAAATCAAAGCGGTCACTAATGATTCTGCTGTGCAAAATATCGTATTTAAAGCAAGCAAATTGTAAAAGGTTGGAGGAATAAATATGGAAAAATACAAAATTGACAGCAAGACCATTACAAGAACAATTATTCTTGCTATCGCACTAATCAACCAAATCTTTGCTATTTTCGGTAGACAACAGATTCCAGTACAAGAGGACACAGTCTATCAGATTGTGTCTTTAATTTTTACCATCGTAACTACCGTATGGTCATGGTGGAAGAATAATAGCTTTACACAAGAAGCTATCCAGGCTGATAAGCTGATGCATGAGTTGAAAGCAAAGAGGGCCCAGTAATGGTTGACGGAAACACATCCGTCAGCCTTGCCTTGATTTTCAGCGTTATCGCAGCGGTTGGAGTTGCTTATAACATTATCTCGAATTCTAAAAAGAGCAACAAGGAAGAAACTTCTGGCATTATCAAAGCGAACCTAAAACTTGATGAGGTTTGTCAGACCACAAGAGAGACTCGGTTAGATATTAAGGCGATGGAATCCAAGATTGATGAATTAGCGAAAAAGCAGATTGAACACGAGCTCAGATTGCAATCAGTCGAAAAGAAAGTCGAGGACTTGTAAGTATGGGATTCCAAGAATTCAGAACAGGAACTTTGGGACGTTATATCGATGTAGACGGATACTATGGTCCGCAGTGTTGGGACGAATACGCTAAATACTGTCAGCACTTAGGCGTACCGTTTGCGAATTGCACATCAACGGGATACGTCATGGACATCTGGAACAATCGAGCATCTAATGGAATGCTTAAATACTTTGACGAGATCAAATTCGATTTATGTAAACCAGGGGACGTTATCGTATTCCAGCCAAGAGGTCAGACACCACTCAGCCACATCGGTATTTGTGCGAGTACGAATCAAGGCGGACAGGTATTAGTTCTCGGTCAAAATCAGGGACAGGGCGGAGCGGTCTGCGAGGTGTGGCTACCATTAACAGATTCATATCCAACAGTTTTCAGACCGAAAGCAAAAAAAGAAACGCAGTACGATGGTAATGTTCAACCTGTGAACAACATGGGGCTTAAATACCAAGCCCATACACAGGATATCGGCTGGAGAGAATGGGTTAGAGACGGTCAGATCTCTGGAAGTGTTGGTAAGGCTAAACAGTTGGAAGCTCTGAGGATTGATACTGGCGATTTGAAACTCAAGCTGAAAGCGAAAGTTCACATTGCTAACATCGGATGGGTAACGATTGATAATATCACAAAGGATACTGTAATCGGTACGACTGGCAAGCGTCTACGCATCGAGGCGATTGAACTTGACGAAATCGAGAACAAGACGGGCAAGAAGCTGTATTATCAAGCGCACATTGCCACGATCGGATGGACTGGCAAGGTGCCTGCTGGATACGCTACAGGAACGGTCGGATTGAAAAAAGCGATTGAAGCAATTAAAATTTGGTTAGAGTAGTCTATTAGATGGGATTGTACGCATCCATCTATAGATAGATTAATATCCATGTGATGCTTTTCAATATCTTACGAAACCTGCCTATCTTACAATTGAATATCACATGGAAGGGGAGCCGTTTGGCTCTCCTGATTTTTTTATGTCCGATTTTGTGGCACAATTGTGGCATTCTAAAATAAAAAAGCCCTTATATAAAGGACTTTTCATATACAAGTGCCGACGATTGGACTCGTGTAATACGTTGGGCTTAATGGTATTTAGCTTTATTTATAGCGTTATTGTTGGCGTAAATGGTCGCATTTTCTGAACTTTTTTCAGAAAATGTGGCATGATTGTGGCATTCCATAAGCGCAACAAGAGGGTCTTTTTCTTGAGGGATAAAGTGCGTGTATCGGTCGATTGTCATTTGTATGGATGAATGTCCAAGTCTACGGCTGACTGCATACATATTCGCTCCATTGCTGATTAAATAAGAAGCGTGGGAATGCCGGAAATCATGTACTCTGATATACGGCAGGCCTGTCTGTTCGATAGTCTTATTCTTTACAACGTCAATCATTGATGTGCTTATCTGTTTAGGACCGTTAAAGATGAACCAATCCAGCGAAAAATATTCATCCTGTTCCTGTTCCTCTTTGAGCTGATACAACAGTCCGATCGTAACGCTGTCCAGTGATACAGTTCTCTCAGAGTTCTTGGTCTTTAATACTGACCATTTCTCATCTTGCCACTGTCTCCAAACATGAACGCTTGAACCGTCAAAGTCGTTCCAGGTTAAACTTAGTGCTTCATTCCGTCTTAGTCCTGTGAAGAACAGAAAGCGAAAGAGCGCCTTATACTTAAGTATATCAGGTAAAGCTTCATAGAACACCTGGAACTGGTCAATGGTCCATATATTCATCCGTCTCAATCGTTCTTCATCTGTCTTTTTAAATCGCTCTATACGGTCTATAGGATTGCTTTCCAGTCCGTAATAGATCATTGCGTATTTGAAAATGGTATTCAGAATATCGTAACCCTTATTCTTTCGGTTTGTTGAAAGATGACTGTACGGCACTAAACAAGCCTTAATCTGATGTGGTTTGACCTTGTCGATTGGTATGTTATGCAATGATTTGAACCATGTATCAAATATCATCATCTGTTCTTTGTAGCTTGTCAGAGTGATACGGTCCTTCTTGTCTTCGATGCATTTATGTCCGACTAGTCCGAGGTTTACCCTTGTCGTATGTGTGTTCTGATTTTTGAACTCATATTCTTCTTTTTCACATTCTTCCTTTGTATCGAACCATTTTGAACTTTTCTGTTTACGATTACCGGACTCATCCGTATACCATACTTTATAGCGATATTGAGTGATGGTTTTGGTTCGTTCTTTTCCATTTTTCAGTTTAACTTTAATATCTTTCTTTCTTGTTGATATTGCCATTTCGTTCATCTCCTTTCTGTGTTAAAATTTGCATAGTAAAAAGCGTAGTAGCTATTTACTTTTTGACGGTGGACTTTGGCGAGGCACCGTCTTTTTTTTTTATTGTTCACTTGAGTCTAATTCCTTGACCATCTTATTCAAGTCGATTCCTAACGCGTCGCAAAGCTTTGTGGCATCTGCGAATAACAGAGAACTGCGACCCCTTTCAATTTCTCTGTACCATTCTTTCGTTTTTCCAACGCAAGCGCCCATCTGTTCCTGTGTCAGATCGTGCTCCATTCTATACCCCTTAAACCATTCACCTACCTTTTTGTCGAACTCTGGGTTTTTCATAAACGTTTCTCCTTTCAATCATAATATATCATAAGCGGGTTATTAATTCACTTAAAAGTGGCTTATAATGATTTAAAAAAAACGTAAAATATGTAAAAAGTGGGTTGATACCACGCTTTTGTTATGGTAATATAGTGACAGAGGGGTAATAACCCACTCGAAAGTGAGGTGAGTAAATGGAACAGTTAAGCCTTCAAGCTATACGAGCAAACCTTCGAATGAGTCAGGCAGAATTTGCGAAAGCTATCAAAATGCCGCTATCGACTTATCAAAGAAGAGAAGCTGAACCGTATAACTTGACACTGGAAGAGGCGAAACGGATCGCCGACTATTCTGGCATCAGTCTAACTGACATTAAGATTGATAAAGATTGATTATTTTTTTAATCATTAAGTGGGTTATTACCACGGTGTCCATACTCTGCAACCTGTATCTCGCACGTAAAACAAGCGCCCAGAGATTGCACAATAACCGGTATATGTGAAAGTCATATAATGAGACCTCCTTTCTTACAGTAATTCACCTCGTGTGGGGTACAGATTGGAGGGTATGGACAAGGAAAGGAGATTGAATGAAGAAACTAAGCAAAAAAGCATGGAAAGAGTACTTTGAAGAGCATACTAACTGGAGCGTTAAACAGACTATCTCAGAATACGGTCTGCGAATTACCCAACTGGAAAATACGGATGTATATGCGCTGGAAGTCTACAATGTACCACCAAAGTATATGCAGGAGATGGGATTGAAACCTCGATGGTTGCCGTTAAGAACATTCATCTTGCATGAAGATGAGGATGGCAATCCTTACATGGAAGAGATGCGCAAAACGGATGCCGTTGAAATGCTATGGTCCAAACAAGAGGGCAAACAGAAATGATTGATGTAATTATCTTCTGTGCGCTTATCATTGCCTTTGCTGTGATAGTTGCTGGCGCTGCGAGCTACATCTTAGACAAAGAGATGGAATCCGAAAAAGACAAGCTGATTGATGAAGTGATTAAGGAAATAGAAAGGAGAAATCATGAACACTGAACTATTTGCAACGGTTAATAAAAACCATGACAGAAAGGCATCCAGAGCGAAGAAAAAGGAAAAAGTAACGCTGGAAGATGTAGCATTCTTATCCATCGTGCCGATTGCATGCATGTTAATGGCGTTAGCGGAGAATCTGCTATGACGGAAAAGGAAGGTTACGACATTCTGTCAAAGCCTTATATCACCACAAAGGACGTGGCGAAGGTGCTCGGGATTACAAGCAATTCAGCCAGCAAGTTGCTGACAAAAAATGCAGTCAGAAAGATTCACAAGGGAGCATATATCACTGCTGACTTTGTTAAGAAGTTTGGGCTGGCTGATTACTTAAAAAGAGTGTCACGTTTCGCAGAACAATGACACTCGTACAGAAAAGGGCTTGGGAAATAAGCCAATTAAATTATAGCAAAGAAAGGAGCAAATATAAATGCAAAACATTAACGGGCAATGGGTAGATACCGATGCAATTGAAAAGCTACGAGGCTACTATGATGCACAATTAGACGCATCTGACTGGTGCGACTTTGGCGATGAGGATGATGAAGATATGACCATAGAGATTCGCAAAGCGCAATATGACACGATGGTCGAGAATATCTACAACCTCAAACAGCGCTTAACCTATGCAAGCAGACATGCAAAAGGACTGGAAGAGGATAAAAAGGATTTAATCGATGAAATCCATTATCTCAAAGAATTCATTGATGAACTTCAACAGTACATCATTGGACAGGAATATATGTCCGGATGGTTCAACTATTTAGAAATGAACGACGATCTAACCGAGTACGAACAGGACGGTGTACTGGCTGACCATCAATTACCATTCAACTATGACAGTATGGACAAGCTGTATGAATTAGGTATTACTAGTCCGATGCTGGTTAAATTTGCAAAAGATAAATATCAAGAGTGGAAGGAGAAAGAAAAGGAAGGTGAAGAAATTGAAGAAGCATAATTCCACCTGTGAAGAGTGTGGAGCTGAAGGTGTAGATGTCTACGAAACCGAATATCCATACACATGGATTTGTTCGGACTGTTTGGCAAAGCACTTGGAAGAGGGTGATTGATTGGAGGAACTGAACTACAAAATACTGGCTACTGGTTCAACCGGGAACTGTGTAAGAATCGGTCACATCATGATTGACTGTGGTATTACCTACGCAAAACTGAAGAACGAACTGCCAAAGGTCGATACCTTACTAATTACACATTCTCATGGTGACCATCTAAAGCCAGCAACATTCAAACAGATAAGAGTCCTTAATCCACAAATCAAAGTAATGGCTAACTACGATGTGGCATACCAGTATCCAGTGGATACGATACTGGGTTCAAAACCTATCAAATTGAGAGACGGAACCGTGATACATTCACAGGAAGGTGTTCACGATGTTCCTGTTTCTTTTTTCTCAATAGAATACCAGGGCATGAATATTTTCTACGCTACAGATACAAACGTAGTTTTCCCTTATGAATCCATGAAATATGACTACGTATTTTGTGAAGCTAATTACGATGAAGACCTGATTAAGTTAATCGGACGGAACTACAAGAAAAAAGGATATGATCCTGTTCTATCTGCACAAAGACACTTATCTGTACAAAAGTGTAAAGCATTCTACTACATGAACAGAAAAGAAAATGGAAAGTTAATTGAATTACATCAAAGTAAAAGATTTAGGTAAAAGTTATGGAAAATCAAGAACAAAAATATGAATTAAATTACTACGAATCAAATGAAGGTATTGAACCGGTATACGCAGAACATGGCTTTGTATTATTCAATGCATATGAAGCGTATAAAGAACAGGCTACTGCAATTGCCGAATACATTTTCGGCATGGAAGTAACCGAGGACAATGTAAAAGAAGCCAAAAAGGTTATTGCTGAAGCTCGTAAGGTTATCGGAAAGTTAGAGACCAAACGCAAAGAAATCAAAAAGATGATGCTGGAACCTTATACCGACTTTGAAGTCAAGATTAAAGAAGTTGTATCTATCATTGACGATGCCGATCGGGAAGTCAGAGCAAAAGTTAATGACCTTGAAGAAAAGGAAAGACAGGCAAAGAAGGAAAAGCTGCGTGAACTCTTTGAAAACAAAGCTGACTGGATGATTATCCATGATGCAGTACCTGACTTATTTGACAGATGGATACAGCCATACCATCTGAACAAAAGCACTAGTATCAAGGCTTGTGAGACCGACATGGCTGAATGGCTGAAAGAAAAAGAGGACGGATTCCAAACATTATTTAATATGGATGACCATAACGACTATTTGGTCGAATACTGCAAAACACTGGACCTTAATCAAAGTATTCAGACAGTTCAGAGAAATAAGGCGATCAAAGAACAGGTCAAGGACGTACAAGTCAATCCGGACAAGGAAGAGGTCGGTATCTTTGTGATTACTGGAAAGAAGAATATCAAATTGGTTGAAATGTTATTGAAAGAAAATGAAGTTAAGTATCAGTTTAGAAAAGGAGAATAGAACAATATGGAATTATTAAAAGATTTAGAACTAGTAGCTGTTGAATATGAGAATCAGGGGCAGAAGGCTGTATTAACTTATCTTGATAGAGATCATGGTGAAATTCGTACTGTTAACTTTAACAAACAGGCATACAAGAACGGATCATATGTTGACGATGATGACAAAGCCCAGAAGGTCGAAGAATGGTGTAAAGAAATCTTTAATCTGAAATTCAAGGATTTAACCAAAGCATTGCATACTACTCACGATGTCTATGCTTACGACAACTTTAACTCATTGTTTGAAGTAAAACAGATTGCTAAATTCAGTGAGGATATGGTCGGTCAGATTATCCAGTCCGAAATTACAGATGTAATCATTGATGATACTGCTATTCATATCCAGTTTGAATATGAAGGCGAAACCTACGAGTCAAAAATGTCATATGCCAAATATATGGAGTTTGATAAGAAATTCTATGTAGATCCGATTAAAAAAGAAAAACAGTGTCAGAAATTCAAAGAAAAATTTGGAGTTCCGGTTGAAGAGGCTGACAAGATCATTGGACATTCCTGTATTGTCGAAGTTAAAAAAGCAATGGGCAAGTATGTGTACGCAGAAATGAAGCAATTCCCTAAAAAGTAGGAGTAACTTATGAAAGAGTTACTCTTCTATGATATCGAATGTTTCAGCTATGACTCACTGGTGGTCTTTAAGAATATCGATAACGAAGTAGTAGCACACTTTTGGTCAGTAGATAATAAAAAATTTGATGATGGGAACGGATTCGAAGACGTTCCCTCAGTCATCAAAGACAAGATTCTAGCCGGATACAACAATTACTTTTACGATGATAAAATGCTAACTCTCATGATTCGAGGTTTACCACCAAAATCATTGAAGATGTACAACGACAGATTGATTGGTGGCGACAAATTAAGTGACATTCACCTGGCATCGGAGATTGAAAGTATTGATATGATGCAGGAGATTGACGTATCTAAGCCATCGTTAAAAAAGATAGAGGGAAACATGGGCAAGTCAATCATAGAGTCCAGTGTTCCTTTCGACATTGACAGACCTCTGACAGATGAGGAAAAAGAAGAGGTATACAAATACTGTTGCTACGATGTTCAGACTACAATAGAGATTTACAAGCTGCGAAAGCATTCTTATTTTGATACGAAAAACGAGCTCTTGACTATGGTCAATAATGACAAAGCTCAGAGGTGGAATACAACGACCATATCAGCGAATATACTACTTGATTCACCGTTACCACGATGGACAAAGTTAGGTATTCCAGAGGACAAGTGGGAAAAGATAGAAGGTATTCCTAGAAGTGTTTGGAACATGTGGGCATTATGTGAACACGATCCGACCATGCGAGATGCAAACGAAAAAGTGGAAATGTTTGACTGCAATTTCACTTTTGGGTTCGGTGGTCTACATGGTGAGCACTCATATAGACATAGATTCAAGGACGTAAAACTACTGGATGTTGCCAGTATGTACCCATCAATCATTATTTACCTAAACGCACTTGGCAACGCTACGAAAAAGTACGATGAAATCAGACAGGAACGACTACAGGTGAAGCATGTGGACAAACTGAAATCCAATGCTTTGAAACTGGTGCTCAATTCCGTATATGGAAATCTGAAAAGCCAGTATTCATTATTATTCAACCCACTGGCTTCAGCTACCGTGTGTATATACGGTCAGATGGCTTTATTTGATTTATGTAGACGTTTGGACGATGCAAAATACACATTGATCAATATCAATACCGATGGTGTGGCATTCTACGACCCTTATCCGAAGCTCAGAGCTATATCAGAACTGGACTATGAAGAGATATGGCACGACTGGGAAAAGGACTGGCATCTAACCCTTGAACTGGATGAGTTTGATGAATGGTGGCAGAAGGATGTTAACAATTACATAGCTATACATAATGGCGAATTAAAGGTCAAGGGTGGAGATACAAGAAAATATCACTTCAATCCGGACAAGGGTGTTCATTCGTTCTTTAAGAATAACGATGCTAGAATCGTACAGATCGCACTCGTGGACAAGATTGTTTACGGTAAGGATGTTATCGATACCATCATCGAGCACATGAACGAACCTATATTGTTCCAGTATATTTTGAAAGCTGGGCATACTTACAAAGGTGTATTTGATGAAGACGGTAACCAGCTGAACAATGTAAACCGAGTATTTGCCGTAAAAAAGAAATATGCAGGTAAGAAGATTTACAAGGTCAGACAAGACGGTGGTTATGTCAATTTCCCTGATGTACCTGACAACATGATGGTGTGGAACGAGGACGTTGATAAGATTGAAAACTTTGAATCAATTGTTGATGTAAATCATTATTATTCGATTATTCAAAAGCAATTAGAGAGGTGGAAGGCAGGTGATGAACTTGTATGTTGAATTTGAAGCTGGTCAAAAGCACGCTAGAAAAGGAGCAGAAATCAGTGACACACATGAAGCATTCAAGGACTGTGGATACCTGTTGACGGATGAGGATGTGGTCATTGATATCGACTGTCTTCCAAAGGAAACAATTAAACAATTGATCACCTGGTTCGATATTAATACGCAGATAGTATGGACTGACAGAGGTGCTCATCTATACTTTGAGAAACCTTTAGGGTTCAATCGCTGCAAGAATGGGGTTTGTGCTCTTGGTTTTGTAATTGAGATGAAATCAAAGTCAAATACTCCAAACGGTCTGACCATTAAACGAAATGGGGTACTACGAACAATCGAGAACGAAGGCAAGCGCCAGTTATTACCTGACTTCTTTAACAATCGAACCACTTTCAAGAATCTGTTAGGGCTGTCAGAAGGTGATGAACGTAACAATAAATTGTTCGCTCATAAAATGGCATTAAAGAACTGTGAGCACTGGCAGGCAATTCTACAGTTCATCAATACCTATATATTTGAAAAGCCACTTGATCCCGATGAATTCCAAACGGTAGCAAGAACACAGGACATCTCCAAATCTGACTTTGATGAGAATGCTATAGCTGACTTGGTCAAGAACAGATTCAAGACAGTCAATTATGCAGGAGATATATGGTTCTTGATTGGTGGAGAATATAAGGCTGACATTAAACTGTTAAGGAAGATAATCTATAACCAGTGCGAAGGTGTTAAGACTCGGTTCGTTGATGAGGTGGTCAAACAAATTGAATACAAGTCGGATGAAATACCAGGGGATTCTGTCTTTGATATTCGGTTCTCAAATGGAATATTGCGAAGAGGCAAGTGGATAGAGTTGTCCGATTATGCTGAATTCACACCATACACCATAGACATTGAATATGATCCGGATGCTGAACCAGTGGAAATAGTAGATGAATACATCCATAACCTAACAGAAGGCGATGGTGAAGCTCCTGGTTATCGTGATTTCTTATTAGAAACCTTAGCTTTTCCACTGGTCACTGACCCAGAGTTTATAAGAACACTTGGTAAATTCTTCATGTTCAGAGGTGATGGTGCAAATGGTAAGGGTACACTTCTCCAAATCATGAAACGGATCTATGGAGAAAAGAACTGTTCAGCCCTATCCATCAAGCAATTGACAGATGATAGATTCAAGGTTGTATTGCGTGGTAAGCTGGTCAATCTTGGGGATGATATCGAAGCTGAAGCAATCAACAACGACCAATTGAAGGTGTTGAAGAATATAACGACCTGTGACACTGCAATGACTCGCCAGTTATATAAGGAAGCTGAGGATATAACCTATACGACAAAGCTATTCTTTACCACGAACTCAGATATCAAGTCATTTGAAAAAGGGTACGCATATAAAAGAAGAATCGTATGGATGCCGATGTTCAACACGGTGGTCAAGCCCGATCCTCACTTTATTTCGAAGATAACAACAGACGCAGCACTCAAGTACTGGATTCGATTAATAGTCGGTGGTTATCTGAGACTTTATCAAAAAGGCGAATGGACCAAGTGTAAGAAGGTCGAAGAATATAACCGGCGATATCACGAACACAATAACCAGGCTAAATTGTTCATCGAGGATGTTGGGAAAGAACAGCTTCATTACAAAACAACTCGAGAGATTAAAGACATGTATCGCAACTGGAACGATGAAGATGACAAGCCTCTGAACCTTAAACTGTTCAAAATGGCAGTATGGGAAACTTACAAAATGGGGTTCGGTATGAAGAGACTAAAAAAGGAAACAGCGGAGAGGGTACTTTTGGAACAAAACGAAACGGACCAATCTCTCCGACCAGAGTTTAAATAAGACACTTAAATAAATTTTACTCAAAAATCGAGAATGTTTCTGAAACAAAACACTAATTTGTAACATTTTTGAAACAGGAATTCTTCTTTATATAAAGCATAAATATATAAATGTTTCAATGTTTCAACTTTTTTAAGAAAAAATATAACATTTATAATTCTAAACTATATGGTTTCGATTTTGCTATACAAAAAAGTTTTAAAAAAAGTTTTGAAACAGAAACAACTCCGATTTTTGGGTTGAAAAGATAAAGAAAGAGAGAAGAAAAAACAATCATGATCAACATTCCTAAATTCAAAGAACAAATTGAACAGAAGCTACAAGCTGACAACCATGATATGTACTGGCTGGCAAACAAGACATGCGTCGACCGTCATGTCCTTGCGATGCTACTGTCAAGAGAAAGTATGAAGAACGTAAGCCCGACACTGAAGAAGATTAGCGATGTTATGGAACTTGAAATTCCAAGAACGGACGAACCTATCAAGACAGACAAGCCAGTACCTGAACCAGTGCAGGAAGAGAAGCCAACTCTGATTGATGACATGTCCGAACCATTAGCCGAAATCAACGAACCGGAGATATGGCTAGGAGGTCGAAAGTATACAAAAGAAGACATTCTGAAGATGACGGCTGAATCGGTAGAAGACCATCGTAAGATTGTCGAGCTGACAGATGAGTTGGACAAGGTGAATGATGAACTGGTGGGATATAAAGAAGACTATAAAGAGCTATCTGATCAACACGAAATGATGGAAGTTCATCACAATGAATTAGTCGATAAGTATCAAGCACTGCAATACAACTATCACGAGAAAGAAACTCAACATCAAGTAGCACTCGCAGAGATTGAGAAGTTGAACAAAGAGTTGCAGGAGCTGACTGAAAAGTACATGGCAAAGGATAAAGAATGCATGAAATACGGCATCATGGTGAACGACCTTCATGCCGAAATTGACGAGCTCAAGGACGGAGCTATGAACCTCGAGCAATTAACCCTTGCTCAAGCCATCCAGCACTACAGAGCGCTTAATAGATTGTTCACGGATGAGGTATTGCAATGACCGAGGAATATCCGTTTGTCTTTACGAAACTAACCGATAAATCGGAAGGCAATCGTGTAAACCGACTTGGACGCTCAAAGAGTAGCTATTTAGGACGAAAGTGTAAACAGGTGGGTGTTTATCCACCGTTTACCTTCTTGTTTGAGGATGGCGCTAAATGGGCTTTAGATGAGGACCAAGTAAGTCCTATTGATGAACGATACAGGATCGTGACACAACGGTACAATGTACCAGTGATATGCGTTGAAACTGGTGAGGAATTCCATAACGCAAGAGAAGCATCTGTTGCCCATCATGTGAGCAGAAGTGGAATCAACGCTGCAGTCAATACCGGATTCCCTGCCGGAGGCTACCACTGGATAAGGAAAGGAGAACAACTACTATGAAGTTGAAGGATTTAATTGAAAAGTACGGAGAGTATGAAATAAGGGAATTTGATTTTGAAGAAGCGTTTCATAGATTGGACAACGATGACGATATATCAGGGATTTGTATCGATGTATTAAAGAAAAAGCCAACACCTAAATCAGTATGGGATTTGGTTTATGGAGATAAATTTATATCCATTAATGCGTTCGGTGATATTACTGAAAATTGTATATGGGAAGATACCGTTTTTGACGAGGAAATGCGTTCAGCCGGAAATGTTTTCCTTACCAAAGAAGAAGCGGAAAAGGACATTGAACGCAGAAAGGTCGAAACTTTGTTGCTTAAATATGGCGGTAGAAGATGGATTAAACAAAATGGCGAAAACTGGAACATTGAACTTAGGTTTGCAAATAATGGGCTTCTGAAGAATTGTGCAATACGTTACTTGATTCAAGGAACAATTTACTTTGATACAGAAGAACAGGCGCAAAAAGCTATTGACGAAATCGGAGAAGAGCGCATTAAGAAAGCACTATTCGAGGTGAGATAAGATGAATATTAGATTTTTACAAGACAATAAAATCCCATTAGTTTTAGCTTTAGATGTTGATGGTACAAGAGTTTATTATGAACACAAAATAGATGATTCGTTTGTGTTCATGGTAGATTGCGCAACTGAAGAAAAAGCTATGGATATAGTCAAAGAAGTAATTCAAGTTATCAAGTCAGAGCACGAAGAACCTCATCATGGAGTGACATGGAGAACAATATCTTTAGAAGTAATGGAAGTAAGCGAAAGATACCACCATGTTGTAATTGAATGGAAATATTATATTAAAGATATATGGTAAGAGGTGAGATAAGATGACAGACAAAGAATTTTACGAATATATCAAGGGCAACCCTACGATAACAGGAATTGTAACCCACATGAAAACGTGGTGGTCAAATGAAGGCACCGACAAGGAACTGCAAGATTTGTTTGATTTGATTATTGAACTGGACAACAGTAACCAATGGATTCCATGCAGTGAAAGTTTACCAAAGGAAAGAGAACGAGTATTAATCTACCTTGATGCTCCAATCAATCAGATTTGCGTATCGCAACGAGTAGATACGAACTACTGGATTGGTCAAGGTCGAGTAAACGTACTAGCATGGAAACCACTGCCGAAACCTTATGAGGTGAAAGAAGAATGAAAGAATTAATTATCAAATGCTATGAAGAAAGTGATGGTATTATTCCGATTTATCAATTCCCTAAAGATGGAATGGATATTCCGATTGTCGGCGAATTAATCAGATGCAAGGATTGTAAGTCTTATCAACCGAGATATAGTGAAGGAAATGAAATGTTAGGCCGTTGCGAAAACTTAAACAGTAACTTTGTAACAGGCCGGGGATATTGTTACTGGGCAGAAAGGAAAGAATCATGACACTAGGCGAAGCTATTGAGGAATTAATCAGACAGTATGACAAGGCATGCGGAATGGTAGGTATCAATCCAGTGACGGTAGCATTACAGGAAACTTTCTTTGTCGCACTTGATGAGGATGAGCTCAAAGCTAACACGCATGAATTGGAGAAAGATGCATGTTAAGCGATAAAGACGGCGATCAAATCACGATGGAGATTCTCAAGACTGTAGACGGACGTGTGTACTATTACATGCAGTACCTGTCAATTGAATGGATGGGTGAGCCTCTGGATGCGGTCGGGCAGACGATCGGCGACACGCTGACGAAATTGTTCAAAAGAAAGTATGAGTTGAGAAGATGGCAGGTGTGAGAATAGAAGGCGACAGCGCTGAAACAAGGAAAGTCTTGAACGATTTGGCAAGGCATCAGCTCATCTTGCAACTGTATGCAAATATCAGCATGGACATTCAAGTCTGTGAGATTGAGGGATGGGATAAGCTTGAATTCATCAATATGCTCTATGACATCCTCAATCACTTCAAGGAAAGGATGAAAGCATGACAGAAGAGTTAACGCTATTCAACTATCAGAATGAATGCGAGCCATGTTGGCGATGGTACAAGGAATCCATGTGCTGGAATTGCGAAAAATTTAAACCGGGGAAGACCTGTCACTGTGGAACGTGTTCGGAATGCGAGACGGCAATGGACTCAGATGACTGGTATCATCAGTTCTTCGCAGGGTGCGAATATAACAACAAGAAAGGTCGAAAGTATATCGAATACGAAAGGATGAACAAATGAAAGCAATAATAATTTACAGTATCGTATGGTTAGCGGGTGTATGGTTTGGGTATGAATTAGGAAGTGCACCAGTACACGATGATTGGGATTGATGATATGACATCAAACGACTTATTGACAGGATCAAGTGTCTTAATTCCATTCAGCGAATATCAAGAGCTAATCAATCTACGTAAAGAAGTGGACAAACTTAAGCGTGAAAACTATGGATTGAAGACTACAATCAAGAATCTAAGGGAGACAATTGAAAAACAGTATGGATATCATACTTTTGCAAATTAAGGAGGTAGAACAATGACGGAAGCAAATGCAAAATTTATCATGGCAGAAATTCACCGAATCAAGAACTATGAAAGTCTGATGGTCGAGTATACTGACCAGCTCAGACGCATTCGGCAGAAGCTTGACGATCTTGCGAGTCTTCCGTCAAGCGGAAACTTTGACAAAATAAAGGTTGAAAATTCTCATGTTGAAACTTCAACAAAAATCAACAATCTATTGAGTGATGAGCAGGAGATTCTAGAATGCCGTGAGAAGGTAAAGGCAAGGCTTGAACTTGCCGAGTCATATAAGCGTCAAGTAATCGCTCAGACGAATTCAGACCCTTTCATGGTGGACTTCATCAACAAGATGCCATATAGAAAGATGAGCATCCGTCATGGATGGGAAAATCCGTATGAGCATATGATATCTGTGATGCGCTCCTTAGAAATCAGAATCTAGTTAACTAGACGATTAAAGCTGATAAACTGATATTGTGGATGTTATGAAGACATCCGAATGGACAAATCGGAGAGCATTCCCCTTTGCTCTCCTCTTATGGGTCCATTCATTAACTTGCATGAGTTAGAATCCTTTCTATGATTGTTTTCTTTCATGTTTTTTTCATAAGCTCCTTTCTAACTTAGGACTGTCAGCAATGGCAGTCCTATTTTATTTATCGAGGTGTGTATGCATTCAAATGGTATCGAAGAAGAGGACAAAGTTATCCAGGCATTGCCGAAGTGTGAGCATCTGTTTATCCAGGGTATCGGACAAGGCGAGCTTGAGCTTCTCAAACACTGGCAGTCAATCGGTGAAGGATATCGCTTCTATAAGCGTAACAGATGGGTGCAGTTCAGAAAGTCAATCCTAAGACTCGACCACAATGAATGTGTAATCTGTCGGATCGTATTCCATCGATACAGACCGGCGAACACAATCCATCATGTGCATCACTTGGATGAGTATCCTGAGCTCGCTATGAATGCGTACGATCGGGAAGGATATCGTAATCTGATAAGCCTCTGTCATCAATGTCATGAGCTGGTCCATCCTGAGAAGGAACTCAAGTTCAAGATTGCAAACGAAGAGAAAGCATTCATTGCTCGCATGAAGGAAGAGAAGAAAGAACAGGAACGAAAAGAGAAAGAGGCGAAGAAGCAACTCACTCCTGAGCGATGGTAATCTATCCCCCTGTCGAAAAAAATCGATTTAAGGTAGAGGGATAGAA